TAGCCCCGAGGGCGGGGCTGTTGCCGTCGAGGGTTGGGTGAAGGTGTAGCGAATCGTCTTGGGCTCGACGCGAATGCCGTCGACGGGGAAGGTGTCGGTATAGGCGAGTAGGTTCGGCGTCCAGAAGTCGCCCTTGAATCCTCCACTGCATGACGTGGTCGTGTCGGGGTCCTGGATGCCGAACGGATTGAGCGAGCGGTTGCCAAAGAACGTGTGCCAATGGGCGGGACCGTGGATGCCCTGGTTGAACGGCTTGGGCCCGCCCTGGAAGTAACCGTAAATGCCGGGGAACACGATGGGGTCCCAATAGTGCATCGCCGAGTCGCGGACAAGCTTGGGGTCCTGCCACTCGCCTTGCCGGACTTGGGTGCAGACTCCGTTCGTGACAACGGGCTTGGATGTGAGGACGTTCGCCACAGTAGCGACGGCCAGCAGCAGCACTGCGGCTCCAATAGCACCCCCGGTCCGTTTGTTCATTCGCTCCGTCCCTCCATCAGCAGCAGGTCTGCAAAGCGGTCCAGGAACAGCCCGAGACGACGGATGGTCTCCCGGGTCGCGTTGTCTTTCTGAAGGGTGCTCATGGCGGGCCAGTCGGTATTAACCTGTGCTGCGTCGGCCGACCATTGACGCAAGGTCTGATAGGCGGTCCGCAACCGGTCCGGCGACAGATAGCGCTGTTCGTCTTCGCCCACCAGCGTCGCCGTGTCGACCTGGACGGGGCCCCCCGGCCCGAAGCGATAGATAGGCACTTGGGTTACCACGGGTCTCCTCCGCCCTTGTAGCCGCCGCCATACCCACCGGGGCCGATGCCGCCGCCAGTCTGTGGCGGCAGGACTGACCCGACAGGAGTAGTCGAACCGGGCGACCCGGAAGGCGCGTCGGGGTCGTCAATCTGGTTGAAGGTTCCCGGCGTAATCCCGCTGGACGATTGCGCAAGCGACCCACCCGGAATGGCGGGAGCCTCAATGCCCATCGTGATGCCGTACGGGCCGAGCTGCACTTCGCTAACTCGGAGCGTCACCGAGCCATCGGTGGGGGAGAAATCGGTAATGCGAACGAGGTCGCCGCCGCGGACTTGATTGGGCGCAACCAGGCCCGTTCCCGCTTCGCGGACGACGGACGCCGAAATGGACCCCCGCCACCGCGCCGAGGTCGCCCACTCCAGCAGATTGTCGGCCATTGCCTGCGGCAGGCCCGAGGGAGAGTCCACTGATTCGAGCCCCCCGGCGACGGCGCGTAATTCGTTCGTGATGCGACCGAGGTACGGGTCGGGGTCCAGCACCGATGTGACGGCGCGGGCCTTGCCGAGAGTGTCGAGATATTGGACGACGACTTTGGTGTACGGCTCGAGTGGGTCCAGCGTCCAGGTCGCGCCCTCGGACGCCGACACTTCCCAGGTGCGCTCCCACGGTCCGAACTCCAGCACCGGCCCCGAGCCCCGGTCGTCCAAGACCCGCCACCGAAAGTCGTCCGGTAGCGACGCCTCGGATAGACCCCCGGCGGCGTCGGCTCCCCAATCGAACGATGGCCAAATGACTGTGCCAGCAGCCTCGATGGTCGATGTGTCCCATCCGAACAGCTCGCCTATTGCTGCGGCGATGCGGTGTGACTTCAGCGTGTCAAAAGTCTCGGTGCCCCACACAATCGGGTTCGTCACGGTCAGGCTGCCGGAAGTAGCGCCGCTGTAGATTAGGTTGATGATGATGCAGTCGAAGTCGTTGGCCGGGATGCTCACCGTCGTTCCCCCGGCTTGAATCTCCGCTGCGCTTAGCGTGGTCAGCAGCACCTTGGTCACGTTAATGCCCGGCCCCACGGCACCCCAGACCTTGATGGTGGGCGTCCCACTCGGGGTTAGCCCGCCGAAGGTAAATCGTCTAATCCGAGCGCCGGGGGCGAAGTAGGCCACCGACACATCCGTTGCGCTGGTGTATGAGAACGTAAACCGGTTCACCGCTAGCGCCCCCGAGGCCGAGTACGCGATGGTTGGCTGTGCGCTCGCCGTCTGGGGGAAGTCCAACGGGGATGTGTTCGCCACAACCCAGCCTAGGGGCGACGTTACCTTGATGGGGAGTCGACGGACCGACTTGGCGCTTTGATATGCATGCCCCTGCGCCGCCAGCCGCACCGTCTCATCCGGTGCAATCGTAGGCGAAGCGGACAATCGACCTTCCCAGGCTACCTGGTCGGTGTCGTCGTACACCGTGACCACTGACCCCAAGCCCGCCGTCCAGGGCAGACGCGAGAACGCGTCGTGCGAGGAAATGGCGCGAAGCTGGTCGTAGCCGAGGTTGGCCCGCGAGCTGGCATCCAGATTGTCCATGTCCACCGGGTAGCCGTCCACGCAGACACGCAGCGGGGAAATCATCGGTACCTCGGTACCACGTCGAGTGTTGCCGTGGGAGAGGCCGTCAGCACACCGGCCCGGTCCACGAATCCGGTCGCGACCGCCTGTCGGAAGACCAAGGTTAGCAGGTTGTAGCCGGGCTCCAGAGGAATGGGGATGGCACCGTGTGCCTCACCGATGTCCACCAACTTACCCGTCGAGTCTAGGATGAACGCGCTCCCTGCGCTGGGGTCTCCAACTAGGGCTGCCCCCGAGGCCACAACGGCCGACCCGTCCCGAACTCTTAGAGTTCCCGCCTTCTCGTTCACCGGTATCAGGTCGATGAAGTCAAGACGCAGGTGGGACGTGGAGTCGACATCCTGGCCGGAGTTGACTCGGATGGTCAAGGTGTCCAGCGGCCACTCGGGTGGGATGTGAATCCGACCCATCTTCCGATACACGTAGGCGAACGCTGCGGCGTTCAGCGTGTCGACCACGACCTCGCCGAGGGAGAACCAGGCCGCTGGCGAGGCCACAGGTGCCCACTCCACTCCGAGTCGCTGCACCGACGCGGAAGTGGGATAGAAGCGCATCCACACGTCGTAGTCGCCCGGCTGAATCGCCGTCCAGGTCTGACGCACCCGTTCCTCGAAGATGGCCGGGATGCGGTTCAGAACGATTTGCGCCGACAGGGATGTGCCGGTCACGCTCATCGTTGTCGTCTTCGTGCCTGTTGCGCCAGCGGTCGCTAGGTTCCCATCGGCCATCTCAATACCCGTCCACCGCCCGATGCCAGCGGCGTTGAAAACGCTGTCTTCCTGCTCGACGTAGGTCGGCGTGCTCCCTGCCGGAGGCGTAACGGTGAACGTCGCCGTCGAATTCATCCCGGCCGAGAACTCGATAACGCGGTTGTTGTCGCGGCTGGTCGTGACCGTGGGGATGTTGACCGTGACCGAGTTGGCAACGCCATTGGTTTGCAACGCGATGGTGTCAATGGGGTCGGTGAGGTCGACCTGCTGGTGCCGGACTATATACGCACGACCGGAGACGGTCGCGCTCGTCGTCCACGTGTACGACGCGGGCTCGGCTGCCCCCGCGATTTTGTAGTAGATGGCCAGTAGCGGTTTGAACGACAGGCCCAGTTCCGATACCGACCCGGCGAGAAACCACCCGGTAGGCACTGAGGAAATCAGGCCGCTCCCGTGGGAAGCCGCGGCGACGTGGATTACCGCCAGGAGGACATCGCCTTCGACGGTACCGGACGGCTTCGTGAGCACGATTGACGTCGTCGCATTCACGTCGGCACCGGAGTCGGTTCCGAATGCGGGCGTGGTGGCGGGGTAGGCGACATCGACGGTGTTCCCGGCCGAAGCGTTGCCGTCAGCGGTGGATGTCGCGCCGGACCCGAGCGTTCCCGATTCTAGCTGTTTATGTGTGGTCTGCTTGAGCGCAGCCACGGCCAAGGCCGTCTCGCGATAGACCGCTACTTCGCCCAGTGTGGCCGCGTCCGCCGTGAACTTCATGCGCGCCGTGGTGGGGGCGTTCCCTTCGGCCCACACTGCGAGTCGCCGAGCGATGGCGGTCGAGGCCGGGTCGAACGCGACGACTTCGGGAGCGACACGGAAGCCGGTTAGCGCGGTCTTCTCGGCCTGGGCGTTGCAAATCTCAACCACCACCGAGGTCGCGTCCCCGTTGTCGATTTGAATCGAGACGAGCGCCTGCCCGGTGGTTGCGCCTGCTGCTGTTGAGATAACCGAGATGCGCTGCCAGGCGGTCGTCAGCGTGACCAATCCGCCAGAGTGCAGCCCGCCGACGTTGGCCGCGGCGTTGGTTTGGAACTGCAATGTGGCCTGCATCTGCGGCGTGCCTGCCACGGCCACAACTCGGGCGTAGAACGAGAAGACACCGATGTCGTTTTGGGCGTACGAGTTGTCCGCTGTCGTGAACTGCAACGACTTAGCCGTGCCGTCCGCCATCGTGAACCGATACACCCCGCGGCGCAGTCCCCCGACAGCGACCTGGGCAATCGTCTCCGCGGACAGGCCGGTGGTGGCGGTCCACGTCCAGCCGTCCGGGCGGTTGGCGGTGCCACCGAAGTCGTGGGTCAGCGTGCCGTTGTTGACCAGGTTCAGCGCACCAGCGAGTTCGGCCCCGCGCATGTACGGCTGGACCGTCAGCGCCATCGAGACGCCCTCGGGCGTGTCGTTCAACGTGAGCAGCTTCCACAGGCCCATCCCCTGTCCGTTGAGCAGGACCGGCGCGGTGGAGGGCTCGAAGTCGATGTATCGGGTGGCTCCGCCCGTTGCGAGGACAAGCTTCAGCACCCCACCTGCCGCGATGTAGCCGGTGAGGACTCCCACGGCCTCGGCGAGGTTGTCGTACGTGACCCCATAGAAGCGCTGAGCCCACGACATCAGCCCGAGCGGGTCGCGTCGATGCAGCACTTTGCCGCCGGGCAAGGAAGTCGGAGTCAGCACGACCACGTCTGGCTCGCCCGAGCCGAACTGCAACGAGCCGCCGGTCCCGAAGCGGGTCTTGACACCGTTGGGGTTTGCTAGCCCCGTGGGGTCGTTGAAGTCGAACAGGACCGTTGACAGGTCCGCCGAGACGAGCTGCAGCACAGTCGCCATTACAGGGGAGCCTTGAACAAGTTCATCTCTCCGATGATTTGCATAATCAAGTGGCGCAGCGCCATCTCAGCCCCGGGGCGGAAGGCAATCTCAATCCGTTGCGGGGCTCTAAGCACCTGCAAGTCCTCGTGGATGTCGTGCAGCGTAGTCTGGGGTCCCGCCGTGGCCCCGTTACCGGGAGCTGCGTTTGTGCCGTCGCCGCCGTTGCCGCCTGCGTTCCCGTTGTTGTTGCCGTTGCCGCCTGCGTTGGACCCCGCCACCGCCGCGTCTAGCGCCTTCGTCATCTGCTCCAGGGAGTGAATGAAGTCGCGGGACTTGTCGGTCAGCTTGGGCACGTCCAAGCCCTCGGTGAACTGGGTGAGTTGGCGCAGCAGCTTGTCCAGGTCGTTGCCTAGCCGCTCGAACTTGTGCCCGAACTCGCCCTTGGTAAGACGGTTGGCCTCCCGCTCGGTGATGTTGGCGATGTCCTGCGTCGCCTTGTTGAACTGCTCGAGCAGCGGCAGATTCCCTAGTAGTTCGTCGGCCACCGCCTGCCCCGCCGGACCCATTGCCGCAATCTGCTCTAGCCCGGCCTGCGACAGGCCCGCCTTCTGCAGCTCCGTCAGAGAGTTGGCGAACTGCTGCGTGGCGGCGACCTGGGTAGCGATGAAGGCACTAAGGTCGGGGGCTTCCGGCGCGACCGCGCCCGCCTCCAGCGTCCCCTCCTCCGTCGCCTTCTGGAACTCGGCCGTGGCGTCCGCGAAGTCCTGCAGCATCTGGCCCAGTCCGCCCGCCAAGTCCGAGAAGCCCTCGAATCCCGACCGTACGGCGTCCTTGAACGCGTCGGCGGCAGTCTTGAGCTTCTCGTACTGATTCTGCAGCCCGTCCAAGTCTCGACGGTACGCTTTGAGCTGGTCCAACTCGTGCGTACCCAAGGCGTGGATGTCCACGTCCCACTTGGTGGTCGTCAGCTCGACCAGCGCCGCGGTTAGCATGTCGATGAGATGGAACGCCGTCGAGCCACCGGTCGTGTGCGCGTCGATAATGACATCCCAATGGTCGGCCGTGAGCTGGTGTAGGCTGTTTTGCAGCGCTACGATTTCCGACATCGCCGGGGCTGTGTTGGCATCGACATCGACATCGACGTTACGGGGAACCTTGTCCAGGTTGCCGATGAGACCCTTCACATCGCCAATCAAATCGCGCACGTCCCCAGCCGACAGCCCGAACTCGTGTCCTAGCGACTTTATCTTACCGATGATTTGGGCGTTCGACTTGCCAGCCCCGTCCATGGCGGTGGCCTGGTCGAGCAGGTTCTGCTTCAACTGCAGCCCCGCCTGCAGCACACCCAGCGTTGCTTGGCGATACTCCTCGGTACCCCGCTTGCCGTGCTGCTGGAGCCTGGTGACCTCCGCCTGCGCCACCTGCAGCTGATTGGCCGCCCCCACGATGCCCAGGAATCCGCCCTGCAGCGCGAGCATCACCGACTGCTGGTCGCGCATCGCCTGTGTGTGAGCGTCGGTAGCCGCCGCGGCGACGCGCTGTTGCTGGGCAACGTTGCCGTTCGCAGCGGCCTGGGCATTTAGCCCCGCCACATAGCTCGTGGCGGCACCCATGGCCGACTCCTTGGACGCCGTTTCGATTTCCTGGGCCCGCGCCGCGTCGTACAGCGCCTTTTGCACCACGAACAGCGCCTCGACGTTGGACAGCGTTGGGTCGTGCATTGCCTTGGCCGCCGCAGCGTATTGCGTAGCCGAGATGATGCCCGCGTCCAAGGCGGGCTCCAGCTTGCCCGTCAGACTCGACGCCAGCTCGCCTACGGTCTGGTCGGTGCCGTAGAAGGTGTCGTTGAGCGCTTGCCCTGCCATCACCGCACCAACGATGATGCCAGCGATGGGACCGAGCGCTGCGCCGAATGCCGTCGCTCCGGCTGCTGCTGCCGCCGAGCCCACCTTGAACGCGATGAGCACAGCAAGGAACAGGCCCGCGTTCTTGGCTATGGTCAGCAACACGGGGCTCAGCGTCTGGAAGATGTCTACCAGGCCCGGCAGCGCGGAGGTCGCGAGCTGCTGTCCCGCAATCTGGATGTCGTTCAGGCTCTTGCGCAGCTTGAACGAGTCCGACTCGGCGGTGGTCCTGAAGGCGTCGCTCAGCGCTCCGGTCGAGTTCTTGACGGCGTCGAAGATGGCGTTGACCTTCGATGCCTCCTGCACGGTGAGGCCGAACACGCCGGTCAAGGCCCGCACGTTCGGGACGATTTGACGCAGGATGTTGTTGTAGTCGGCCTGCGTCGAGGTCCCTGCCTTAGCCGCCTTGTCCAGCAGCCGTAGGGCCCCAATGATGCCGTCCTCGGAGATAACGTCCAGCAAGTCCTGCGCCGACAGCCCCAGTTGGCTCATCGCCTCCGCAGCCTGAGACCCCGGCGCGGCAATGGCCTGCAAGACCCCGCGCATGGCGGTCACGCCTTCGTTTACATCCAGACCGATGTTGGACAGCGAGGCCATCGACGCCGCGACCTGGTCGAAAGTCACCCCGACCGTGGACGCGATAGGCAAGATACGACCCAGCGCGTTGGCGAACTCCTCCGGCTCGGCGCGCCCTTCTCGAACCGCCGCCACCAGCACGTCGGTTGCCGCAGCCGCCGTCAAGCCGGAATCCGAGTATGCGTTCAGGGCCGACGCGACGATGTTCGCCACATCGGCCGTCTCGCCCAACCCCACCGCCGACGCCTTCGCCGACGCCTCCAGAGCGGGCATCACGTCCTCGGCGTCCAAGCCCGCCGACGCTAGGAAGAACAGCGCGTCGGCCAGCTCTTTGGGAGCCTGCGCCGTCTCGCCCGCGAGACTCATCACTTGCGACTTCATGCCCTCCAGGGCGTCGGTCGATGTGTTGGAGATGGCCGCGATGCGGGTGAACGACTTGTCGAAGTCGATGGCCGCCTTGACGCTGGACGCAGCGAAGACCCCCACCGCCACCCCGGCGGCCGTAGCGCCGAGCCCGATGGGAGAGAACGCCTTTGTTGCCCCCGCGCTCATCGACGCGAGGGAGCTGCTCGCCTTCGCCGACCCGGCTGTCACACCGGTGGTGTCCATGCCGAGCAAGATGAGCAGCGACGCGAGTGTGCCTCCGGCCATCAGTCCTCCGTGGGTGGCGGTGCTTCGGGCTCCGGTTCCGGTTGCGGGTCGTCCTTCATTGCTTCAGCGATGCGCCTACGCTGTTCGTCCATGGCGCGATCCCCCACCGCTGCCATAGCCGCAATCGCCTCCATCTGCTCCGGCGTCTGCTCCGGCTGCGGGGCTCCACCAAGCATGAATATCTCCTGCTTGATGGGTTGGGGGTGCCTCTTGGGGTCCCGCTTGGAGTTGACGAACAGGGAAGCGAGCAACGACGGACCCCAATCGGGGCGGACCCCAATCGGGCCGTGCTCGGCTTCGTAGGCGACCCACTCGGTAAGCTCACGAGAGGATATCGTAGCGAGCAGCTCGCCCACCGTCCGGTGCAGAGCGAGCGCTAGTCGGAAGTAGAAGGCTCGCTCTGGGCGTCGTCTAAACCCAGCGTCAGCTCCTCCAAGTCTTCGTCGGTCATGCCCGACAGACTGCGCGCCTTCTTCCAGATGCGGTCCAGAGCTGCAGCCGACTTGCTGCTCAGCTCCAGGATGTCGCCTTCGGTGAACAGCCGCGTCCCCTTGGCGTCAACGGTCGACATGACGACCAGCTTGGACCGGGCATTCTGCAGGTTGGCCTTGGTGCTGCGCCCCTTCTGGTCCAGCAGCGACGATTCGTATGCGTCACGTTCGCGCCCAGTCAGACCCCGGACGTGCACACCGCCGCCCCACTCGGGAACCTCGACATACTCGGTAACGATGTCGTCGCTGGTGAGAATCGCGTCGCGGTCTAGCTCAGGAAGCCTGTTCTCCTCGTTCATCCTCTTTCTCCCCTCTAGGAGTGAACAGTGGTCCGGTCTGCGCGGCCCCCAGCCCGCGCTATGCCACGTTGATAACGCCGGTAAGCTTGATGGTGCAAGTTGCCGTGACCGCACCGTCCGGCTGAGCCTCGATGGGCCCAAACCCGGTCACGATGCCCTCGAAGCCCCACGTGACGGCCAGCAGCGTCGGGAAGAAGAACCCGAAGCCCATGGCCTGCGTGCGTGCAACGAGGTCATCGAAGATGGCTTTCTGCGTGACCACGTTGGGGTCGAACACCAACCCCACCGTCATCTCGCCCGCGTCGATGAGACCCGACACGAACTCGCGGATGGCGCTGGGCGAGTCGTGCGTCGTCACGTCGATGGTCTCGGCCTGCATGTTCGGTCCCGACAGGCTGGAGATTTGGGCGATGTCGGACAGCTTGGTCACACTACCCGAGCCATCCACTGTCACATCGATTGCTGCGCCCCCCGGCGTTAGCGAGAGAGCGAATGTGTTGGTCAGGATGTCTCGGGCGTAGTAGACCTTCTTGACCACCAGCGGAGTGCCTGACACGAACCCGGCCGACTTGATGAGGATAGGGTCGCTGGCGCTATACCCGTGCGTCGCAATGGTAAGCAGGTTAGTCGCCGCAGCCACAGTAAAGGCCTTGTTGACATCCCCGAACGCCAATCGGGCACCATATGCTGCGGACTTGGTCACGACTCACCCCCCAACTCGTCCGGCTCGTGCGTCTTGATGTGTTGCTCGATGAGCCCCTGGTCCTGTCCGTTGCGGCCGCATACTGGGCAGCTGTACCACGGCACGGAGATGGCCTCTCCGCCCTCTCCCGTGAACTCGGAGACACCCTCGATGGCGTCCGGGTACTCGGGGGCCGGAGGACTCTCGGCGAGGACCTCGTGCAGCTCCTCGTCGACCTCCTCCATCTCTTCCCGGTCGTCGTCCCGCATCGGGCCTAGGACCAGACCGGCACGCCGCTAACGGTAAGCGTGAACGTCGCCGTCACGGCACCGTCGGGCTGCGCCTCGATGGGACCGAATCCCGTCACGAACGCGGTGAACGTCAGCGTCTCGACGCCGCCTGTGAACAGGAACACGATGGTGTACGACGCCGACGTACGGGCCACCAAATCGTTCCACAGCGCGATGTTGGAGGCCTGGTTCGGGTCGAACACCAGCACACCGCTGATTTCCCCCGCCGAGATGAGGCCAGACACGAACTCGCGGATTGCGGACGGCGAGTCGTGTGTGGTCACGTCGATGGTCTCGGCCTGCAGGTTCGGACCGCTCAGGCTTGACACCTGCGCGACTGTCACCCCGGCCTTCTTCAGCAGCGTCCCGTATGCTGCAAGCTTTGCCATGCTTCCCCTCCTCCTCGCCCTACAGGGCGAACAGCGCTACACGAACCGCGTCTCCGACATCAGAGACCACCGCGGATTCCTCGGTTTCTACCGCTGGAAGCAAGAACGGCTGGGCTTCCATGTTGGCCGTGCCGAACTCCACGAATGGTGCGTATCGCTCTCCAACCCCAACAGCAGCCCCCTCGTCCAGCACAGCAATCGAACCCGCCATCGCGCCGGTCAGCGTCGGTGCCGTTTCGATGGCACGACCCGCCACTCGGGCCGCCCCGTGTGCACGTCCGACCTCGGCGGCCGCCTGCACCACGACCGGCAGCGCGACCAGTTTGGCTATCGCCTGGGGCAGTCCGAGGATGACTACCGTGGCGCTCATCGTTGGTCCGTAGTCTTCAAGGCTAGCTCGATTTCGATGTAGTGAGCCAGCACGAACGAGAACAGCCGCGGCTCGTTGTGAATGATGCGGCACGGGCCTCCGAACGAGACCGTGCCTGCTAGCCGGGTGGCGGCCAAGTCCGTGTCCAGCTTGGCGCATACCGCCTCGGCCAACGCCATGGCGGTCGATTCGCTGCCCTGCGCGTCCTCGACTTGGAATAGCCCCTTGATGGAGGCCCGCCGCGTCCAGTCGACCATGCCGTCTAGCGTGGCCCAACTGACTTCGGGCACGTCCTCCATCGTAACCATCCACGTGCGGATTCGCGCATCGCCGCCGATATCGACCCGAGCCCAGCCCAGAAAGTCTTGCTCTGACATCGCCAGCCGTGTCGAGTCGTGAACCAGCCCGATATTGGGGACCTCGTTCATCTTGGCTACGATGCGAGCGACGATTGCTGCCCAGGCCGACGCCATCTAGCGCCTCACGCTACGGAACAGAAACCGGCCGCCCGTCTCGATGAAGGTAGCCGTGGCGTCCCAGTCGGTGATGGCCTCCGCGCCGATGCCGCCCACGCCGCCGAAGTGGTCATTGTAGAACTCACACAGCTCGTCGGCCCGCTTCGCCCAGCGGTCGCCTTCCGACTCTCGGACCACGGCCGACGCCGCGGGAATGGAGGGACTCGTGTTGCCGGACGCCCGGTCGGCCAACCCCTGCGCGCTGATGCACCCGACCAGATGGCAAAGTGCCTCGAAGTCGGTATCGGGCAGCTTGTCCGTCGCCGCGTTCGTGTCCGGCAGCGGCCATGGCACCGAGTAGTAGACGCGAGCCGTGGTGCCACTCGATGGCGTGTCTATCAGCAAGCGCACGAACGTGGGGGCAGAGTCGCTGGGGTACAGCCGCCACGACTGCGCGTCCAAGTAGATAGGCTGCCGCTGACCTTGCGGGTACTCGATGGCCTCCACTCGGGAGAATCCTTGCACCCAGCCAGTCATCGAGGAAATCGCGAGGTCGAACGAGGACCCGTTGCCGGGGAAGTCGGCCGAGGTCAGCCGCGGCAGACTGGCCGAGTGCTGGCGCACCGCCGCCCGAATGGCCGCCTCCACGTCCGGCGTCGGCAGGATGGCCGCGCTCAGATTCCCAAGCAGCTGCCGGGTCCGCTCCTCCCACTGCGCCAGCGCCTGCCCCATCTAAAATACCTCCAGCTTGTCTTCCAGGCGCTTGACCGGGATGTCGGGCGAGTCGGCCACCTTGACCCACACGGTGTACACGCCCTTGGCTAGCACAACCGCCGCACCCGAGCCCGTACCGCCTACCTGAATCGTGGCGTAATACGTGTCGGGCTCGGTGGTCGTGTCAGTCTCCCAAGCCCCGGCCGTGAAGGCGCTCGGGTCCACGCCACCAAGCGTAAACGCGAACGACACGACATCGCCGGTTGGGACGACAACGGCTCCGGCCTCGCGGGCCGTAATGGGGACGCGGATTTCCTCTCTGCTAAGGAACGAGACGCCTAGCGTGCTCACGTGTCCCCTCTCACCACTTGCGCCGCAGGACTCGGGCCGTCCACTTGGCGACGACCGGTTGCGCCTTCCACTTAGCGACCAGACGGGACGCGCTCCACTTAGCGGCTGCCTCCCCCGTGCGCCACTTCTCGTGCAGACGGCCGTACGTCAGAACGATGCGACGCAGAATAGCGCCGCCGACCTTCTCGAACAGCCCACCACCCGCCGGGGTGGTGACGCCCCCGAACGCCTTCAGGACCGTCTTGGTCACTGCGCCCGTCGGAGTGGTAACCCCAGCGAACGATTTTGAAATCCTCTTCACCAGCGCGCCCACCGGAGTGACGACTCCATTGAGCAGGAGCACTTTGAACTTGGTGGTGGTCAACGCCCCCGCGGGCGTGGTCGCTCCAGCCAGTACCTTTCCGACCGTCTTCGTTAGGCCGCCTGCCGGAGTCGTCGCCCCGGACCATGCCTTGGAGACCCGCTTGACATTGACGCCCACCGGAGTGACCGACCCG